GAACGGATCAACCTATCAAGCTGTGTATGCCTCTGCGTTTTCCGTGCAGTCGGATTATAGATTAAAGAGTAATGTTGTACCTTTAGATAATGCTATTGATAGGTTAAAACAAATGTCGGTTCATAGGTTTAATTGGAATGACAGGTTAGATGAACCTAAAGTAGATGGGTTTATAGCACACGAGCTTTCAGAGGTAATACCTGAAGCAGTTTTAGGTGAAAAAGATGCAACAAAAGAAGATGGAACACCTGACTATCAAGGTATAGATCAATCTAAAATAGTACCTTTGCTGACAGCAGCATTGCAGGATGCAATAACAAAAATAGAACAATTAGAAACAAGAATACAAACACTAGAGAACAATGATTAATTACACATGGAATTGCAAAACGGTTGACACATACCCAACACACGCAGGAGAGTCTGACGTAGTGTATAATGTGCATTGGAGAGTAACTGGAACATCTGAAGAGCTAGACGCTAACGGAAATCCTTACTCAAGTACTAACATAGGAACACAGTCCTTAAATACTGAGGACCTATCTAACTTTACAGCTTTTGATACTGTAGTACACAGCGATGTTATAGGATGGGTTAAGGAAGCTATGGGAGAGGAGCAGGTTGCTAGTATCGAAGAAAGTATTGAGAATCAAATTAATGCTTTGATTACACCTGTATCGGTTACATTAACTGTAGCGGATGATCCTGTAGTTGAGGAAGAGGTATAAATAATAATTTGTATATTTGTAGAAACAAAATTTAATTAAAATGAGTAAAATAACAGAAGAGCAACTGAAGAAGTTGCAAGACTTAGTTGGAAAATCAAACAACCTTCAAGCACAGATTGGAGGACTAGAGGTTCAGAAGGCTGCAATAGTTGGTGAGGTTTTTAAGAACCAATCAGAGTTGCAAGCGTTTCAGAAGGAGCTAGAAGAGGAGTACGGACCTATTTCTGTAAATCTAACTGATGGAGAGATCTCAGAGGTAGAAGAAAAAGAATAGGTTTGCATATAAGAAAAATTTCCATAGGGTCAGACTACAAGTCTAGCTCAATGCACTATATACACGGACAGGATGTTCTTAACGGTGAATACAAGATTCACTTAATTCAATACGTTCAAGACTCAGACTCTTTTTGTATATGGATAGAGCGTAAGGGTGAGGTGATCCTATGGAAACAATTCAATAAGAATATGCCTATATCCATAGAGTATAACATCAACTTCTAGAATGAAATCTCCTTACAACTTTATAGTGCGTCCACTGAATGGTCGCAGGTATGATAATATAAAAAAGATTGGTGACGTTGACTTAATTGTTAGTGCATCACAGGAAGACCACACCGTATCTAACAGGTACGCAGAGGTGGTTGCTACCCCTATAAACTATTCAGGAGAGATACAGAAGGGTGACACCCTTATAGTGCATCACAACGTATTCAAGTACTTCTATGATATGAAGGGTAATCAGAAGAGTGGGAAGAGCTTCTTAATGGATGACCTTTTCCTTGTTGATGATTATCAGTACTACATGTATAAGCATGAAGGTACCTGGAAGTCAAAGGACGAGTTCTGTTTTATTAAGCCTGTACCTAAGGAAGAGTTTTACGTACACAGTGCAGGAACAGAACAACCGTTACTAGGCGAGGTGAAGTACTCAAACGATGTACTTACGTCATACGGTATTAATGTTGGTGACAGGGTTTCATTTAAGCCTCACTCAGAGTATGAGTTTAATATTGAAGGCGAGAAGCTGTATAGAGTAAGAACAGATTGGATAACATGGATGCAAGAGAACTAAAGATTGAAATTATAAGATCCGCTGAGGTTGCTGTCAAGGAGCTGATAAAGGTAGCTAAGGAGGGTATTATAAAGAAGGATTACGACGACCTATCTCCAGACATTGCTGCGGACAGGTTGAAGAATGCTGCTGCCTCAAAGAAGCTTGCTATATTCGATGCGTTCGAGATACTAAGTAGGATAGAGGCTGAGAAGTCTATGCTAGAGGAGAGTGTTGTAGAATCTAAAAACATGAATAGTTTTGCTGAAAGAAGAGCTAAGTAACGTCATACCTACAGGTGTAATTAAGATAAAGAACAAGGCGAAGTCTTTTTCTTACGGTTACAATGAGAAGTATGATGTTGTAGTAATATCTAAGGACGGAACTATAGGTGAGATATGGGACATCAACGGTGTTAAAATAGCACTACCACCGAAACCTACAAAGGTACACAAGAGGAGTACAAAGAAGGAGGATCAGTACTGGGAGCCCTTTGAGTACCCAAAAACATTACAAAAAATAAAGTCTATATTCCAATGGAATGAGGCTCCAAATCAGTTCAAGAGTAACTGGGTTGACTACATTGAGGAAGAGTTTGATAGACGAGAACAAGGATTTTGGTTTTATAACAACGGTAAGCCTACATACATAACAGGTACGCACTACATGTACCTACAGTGGACTAAGATTGACGTTGGTCATCCTGACTTTCGTGAAGCTAACAGAATTTTCTTTATATTTTGGGAGGCGTGTAAGGCGGACCCTAGATGCTTTGGTATGATATACCTAAAGATACGTCGTTCAGGTTTCTCGTTTATGTCATCCGCTGAGACAGTAAACACAGCAACGTTAGCTAAGGATGCTAGGGTTGGGATACTATCTAAGACAGGTAGTGACGCTAAGAAGATGTTTACGGATAAGGTTGTACCTATATCTAGTAACTACCCGTTTTTCTTTAAACCAATACAGGATGGTATGGATAAACCAAAGACAGAGTTAGCTTACCGTGTACCTGCATCAAAGATTACTAAAAAGAATATGTCTACCCTTAATGAAGATAACATAGAGGGCTTGGATACAACGATTGACTGGAAGAACACAGACGATAACAGTTACGATGGTGAGAAGCTATTCCTGTTGGTCCATGATGAATCAGGAAAATGGATAAAGCCTAACAACATACTAAACAACTGGCGAGTTACCAAAACGTGTTTAAGGTTAGGGTCTAGGATTATTGGTAAGTGTATGATGGGTTCTACATCAAACGCCTTGGATAAGGGTGGTGAGAACTTTAAGAGACTATACTACGATTCTGATCCGAAAACAAGAAACGCAAACGGTCAAACTAAAAGCGGACTATATTCACTTTTCGTCCCTATGGAGCATAACCTAGAAGGTTTTATTGATAGGTACGGAAACCCTGTGTTAGAGAATCCTAAGAAACCAATTAAGGGAGTAAACGATGACTTGATAAAGCAGTCTGCTATTGAGTACTGGGAGAATGAGGTTGCTAGTTTAAAGAACGACCCTGATGCACTTAACGAGTTTTACAGACAGTTCCCTAGGACAGAGTCACACGCTTTCAGGGATGAGAGCAAGTCTTCATTGTTCAACCTTACTAAGATATACCAACAGATGGACTACAACGATAACCTTATAAGAGACAGGGTGTTGGTTAAGGGTTCGTTCCATTGGAGGGACGGTAAGAAGGACACTGAGGTTGTGTGGGTTCCTGACGATAGAGGAAGGTTCTTAGTATCTTGGATACCTAATCAGTCACTACAGAACAGGATGGAGGTACGTAACGGTATGAAGTTCCCTGGTAATGAGCACGTTGGTGCGTTTGGTTGTGATAGCTACGATATATCAGGAACTGTAGGGGGTGGAGGATCTAACGGTGCACTTCATGGAATAACAAAGTTCCATATGGACGACGCTCCTATAAACCACTTCTTCTTGGAGTACGTATCTAGACCACAGACAGCAGAGATATTCTTTGAGGATGTACTGATGGCTTGTGTGTTCTATGGTATGCCACTGCTTGCTGAGAACAATAAACCTAGGCTTCTGTATCACTTCAAGAACAGGGGTTACAGGAAGTACTCTATGAACAGACCCGACAAACCTATGAGCAACCTATCTAAGACAGAGAAGGAGCTTGGGGGTATGCCTAACTCATCTGAGGCTGTAAAGCAGGCACACGCTTCAGCTATTGAAACATACATCGAGAAGAACGTAGGTCTTGATACTGAGGGTAATTACAGGTCTAGTGACGAGATGGGCTCTATGTACTTTAATAGAACGCTACAGGATTGGGCTAGGTTTGATATAAACAATAGGACAAAGTTTGATGCATCGATTAGTTCTGGTTTAGCTATAATGGCTACGCAAAAACATATGTATCAGAACGTTAAAAAAGAGTCGAAAATAAGCGTTAACTTTGCAAGATATAATAATAAAGGAAGGTTTAGCGAAATAATTAGATGAAAGAAGTAAAGATATCTATAAATCCGTCTACATTCCCAAGTCAGTATGTACCTGATTCTGTAAAGAACACAAAAGAGTTCGGACTACAGATTGGTCAGGCTATTCAGTATGAGTGGTTTAAACGTGACAACGGGGGTTCTAAGTTTTACAATCAATGGGATGCTTTTCATAAGCTTAGGCTATACGCTAGAGCGGAGCAGTCTGTAGCTAAGTACAAGAACGAGATTGCAGTAGATGGAGACTTATCATACATGAACTTAGATTGGACACCTGTCCCTATCATACCTAAGTTCATAGACATAGTAGTTAACGGAATGGCTGACAGAATGTTCGAGGTTAAGGCGTACGCACAGGATGCGATGTCTGCTGAGAAGAGGAACTCATACCAAGACACACTAGAGGCTGATATGGTCTCTAAAGATTTGTTAATGCAGATCAAGAATGACTTTGGTATAGACGCATTCAATACACCACCTGACCAACTTCCTGAGAACGATGAGGAGCTACAACTTCATATGCAGCTAAACTACAAGGCTTCAATAGAGCTTGCTGAGGAGGCTGTTATAAACACTGTTCTATCAGAGAACAAGTATGAGGACACTAGAAAAAGAATAATGTATGACATGACTACGTTAGGTATTGGTGTTGCTAAGCACGAGTTTCAGCCAGGTGCTGGGATTGTTGCTAAGTACGTAGACCCTGCTAACGTTGTTTATAGTTACACTGAGGATCCAAACTTTGCTGACTGTTTTTATTGGGGTGAGGTTAAGACCGTACCAATTACAGAGGTTGTAAAGATTGATCCAACGGTAACAAACGAAGACTTAAAAACAATAGGGAAGTACAGTCAGGACTGGCACAGTTACTTCCATTCAACTCAGTACTACGATAACTCAGTGTTTAATAACGACACTGTAACACTACTATACTTCAACTACAAGACCACAAAGAACATGGTCTACAAGAAGAAGGGTGATAAGGTAATTGAGAAGGACGATCAGTTCAATCCTCCACAGGAGATGATGGAAGAGAGAGGGTTTGAGAGAATAGAGAAGAAGATAGAGGTATGGTATGAGGGAGTAATGGTTATGGGTACTAACATAGTACTTAATTGGGGACTTGCTAAGAACATGGTCAGACCTAAATCAGCTTCACAGAATGCACTACCAAATTATATTGCAGCTGCACCTAGGATGTACAAGGGTAACATAGAGTCTTTACTAAGACGTATGGTTCCTTTTGCAGACCTTATACAGATGACACACTTAAAACTACAACAGGTAATTCAGAAGGTTGTACCAGACGGTGTATTTATTGATGCTGATGGATTGAACGAGGTAGACTTAGGTAACGGTGCTACTTACTCTCCAGAGGATGCGTTAAAGCTATACTTCCAAACAGGTTCTGTTGTAGGTAGAAGCTACACACAGGATGGTGAGTTTAATAATGCTCGTGTACCAATCCAAGAGTTATCAAAGAACTCAGGGCAGGCTAAGATAGCAAGCCTTATTGGTAGTTACAATCACTACCTACAGATGCTGCGTGATGTTACAGGACTTAATGAAGCTAGGGATGGTTCAATGCCTGATCCAAACTCATTGGTTGGTTTACAGAAGTTAGCGGCACTAAACAGTAACACAGCTACTAGACACATACTAGACGGTACGTTAGATATCACTAGAGACCTATCGGTTGCGTTGTCTTGTAGAGTATCGGATGCGTTAGAGTATTATCCATACAAGGATGAGCTTGTGATGCAGATAGGTAAGTACAACGTCAATCTTTTAGATGAAATAAAGGACTTACACATATACGACTTCGGTATCTTTATAGAGATGGCTCCTGATGAGGAAGAGAAACAACAGTTAGAGCAGAACATACAGGTTGCGTTGTCTCGTGACTCTATTGACTTGGATGATGCGATTGATATCAGAGAGGTTAAGAACGTTAAGTTAGCGAATCAGTTACTTAAGGTTAAGAGAAAGAGAAAGGACAAGGAGAAGAAGGAGTATGAGATGAAGAAGATGCAACAACAGCAACAAGGACAGTTACAGTCTCAACAAATGGCAGCTCAAGCGGCGGCACAGAAGATACAGATGGAAACTCAGTCTAAGATGCAGATTGCACAAGCGGAAGCAGGGTTCTCATTAGAGAAGTTAAGAGGAGAGGCAGAACTAAAGAAACAGTTAATGCAGCTTGAGTTTGATATGAACATGAGACTTAGAGGAGCAGAGATGGATTTATCTTCTAAGAAAGAAGATATGAAGGAGAAGGCAAAGGATGATAGGATAAGTAAGCAGAACACTCAGCAGTCTAGATTGATAGAGCAGAGGAAGAAGGACCTGCCACCTATTAACTTTGAATCGAATGAGGATACCTTAGATGGATTCGATCTATCTGAGTTTGAGCCTCGTTAGGAAATAAAATTTATTAATGTGTA